CAGACGAAGGTGACATATTAGAGTTCGATATAAATAAAAGGTACGCAGTGTTACGTGAGGTTATTGACGAATCTAGTCAAAAAGTTCTTGTGTTTGTGCCTTTTAAGCATGCCATAGATATACTTACAGATAGATTACGGTCAGAGGGTATATCTACAGAGATAATACGAGGCGATGTTCCTGCACATAAACGCACACATATATTCAAAGCGTTCCAAGAAAACACTGACCCACAAGTACTCGTGATCCAACCACAAGCAGCCGCACATGGTGTTACATTAACACGAGCTAACACAGTGGTGTGGTGGGGACCAACCAGTTCGCTAGAAACATACGACCAAGCGAACGCACGTGTGCATAGGTCTGGTCAGACACATAAATGCACCGTAGTACAACTGCAAGGGTCTGACGCAGAAAAGCATGTATACAAATTATTAGATAGAAAAATAGACGTACACACAAAATTTGTAGAACTTTACAAAGAAGTGCTTGACTAAGTCACATTTTGATATTACATGTTAATAGATAACAAGAGTAGGAGAGAGATATGGGTGACAAGATAACCCCTGACAAATTGGCGAAAACGTATTTACGTATAAGAGCAGAGAGATCTATGCTGTCCGCCAAGTATAAGGAAGAAGATGGCAACCTTATACGACAGTTAGACACAATAAAACAGGCAATGCTAGATCATTGTGAAGATCACAATGTAGAAAGCGTGAGAACTTCTGAAGGATTATTCTTTCGTTCGACTAAAAAGAAATACTGGGTCAGTGAATGGGATGCAATACACAAGCTCATTGTGGAAGAAAATGCACCTCAGTTACTTGACAAACGTATCAATCAGGCGAACATGAGAGAGTTCTTGGAAGAGAATCCTGATCTCAAGCCAGAGGGATTAGAGATTGAAGAAGAGGTAACAATTTCTGTGAGGAAAGCATGAATGAACATTTTGTACCAATAGAGGACGTAGCTAAACATTTTAGTGTGTCCGTATCAACTGTTCGTGCCTGGGTACGTCAAGGACACATACCAGAGGATACCTATGTGAAAATAGGTAATACTTATAGGTTTCGTGTCGGTGAAGTAGCCACGGCATTAACTAAGGTGTCTAGTAAACGTAGCGAAGAAACAGTGAGCGAAGATTCACTAGCGGAACTAGATGAAGATTTATAATATAGAGAGAAGGAGAGATAAATGGAACAATATATTATAGAAAACGTAGAGGCTCTTTGGCCTAAAATAAATACAACCTACCGCTTTGATAACGTAGCTAGTAGGTCTGTGACATGTGAGGCTACGGCTGATGGCGCAGAGTATTCTATACAATTTCGTATGGACAACGCCACTGCCAAGGCTTTATATCTAGCTATGTCTGAAGTATATCAGGCTAATAGAAAAGACAAGTGGGCAGAAAATCTAGAGCGGTTATTTGTCAAGGACGATGATGGCATGTTTACGCACAAGGCTAATTTAAAAGGTGCGTACAAGAACCAAGCTACTGCTAAACCTATACAGGTTGATTCCAAGGGTAACAGATTACCAGCTGATTTCTTGTTGACCACAGGTAGCACAGTTAATATAGCCGTATCGTTTGTTCCATATGACATGGGTGGCAAGCAGAATGTTTCACTGCGTCTTCGAGGAGTACAGGTCATAAAGTACATACCTTATGAAGACAAGAATCCATTTAAAGAGACTGATGGATATGTGTTTGAGGCGAAAGAGGACAATCCTTTTGATACCCCAGATGAAGCAGTGGCTGAACCAAAGAAGGTCGTTAAGAAGTCTTCCCCTCCCACCAAGGATGCTGATGACGGCTTGGGTAAAATCGTCGATAAGTGGGACGATTAATATAACCTCACCACGACTAGGCTTTTGCCGAAAGGATAACGTGCCGTATCTTGTCGTGGTGTCTTCGGCACAAGGTGGGAAAAATGGAAACAAAAGAATTTTTAGAGAAAGTTTTAGGTGATGGATATTATTCTGTGCTAGGTCTTGGAGACAAAAAGGTACAGAGTTTCCATGCAACCATAGACGATGTAATAAAAAAGGCTAACGAGTTAGATGCTGAAGGTATCAACGCATACTTTGGGTTAGCTACATTTGAAACAGATAAAGATAGACGAGTAACCAACGTAAAGAGTCTTAGTTCTTTTTACTTAGATTTGGACTGCGGTGTCGGTAAAGAGTATCCCGATCAGAATACAGCTTTTTTAGATTTAAAAAGATTTGTGGAAGATACAGGATTACCTCGACCTATGCTTATAAACTCTGGGTATGGGATACATGTGTACTGGGTTCTTACAGAGAGTGTATCGTATGGGGAGTGGCTACCCGTAGCCCAGGGCCTCAAGGACATGTGTATACAGCATAACTTGTCAGCAGACAATGGTGTAACTGCCGACGCTGCGCGGGTACTCAGAGTCCCTGGCACACATAACCACAAGCGTGGTACACAGAAACCTGTCATGTTTTTTGGTACAGGAGAATTTCGTAGCACAGAGTTTGACGAATTTGCACGGGTGGTTGGTAAAGAAGGTGTGACTGTACCTACAAAAGTAAATAATGAAGCAAACGCTCTTAAACAAGCTTTGATAGAGAACTCAGAGTTTGGGTTTAAAGATATATTATCAAGAACAATAAGAGGCACAGGGTGTGAGCAAATCAAAAACATTATGGAGAACCAACAAAACATAAGCGAACCTTTGTGGAGAGCAGGATTATCTATAGCCAAGTTCTGTAATGACGCTGACAAAGCTGTGCATAAAATGTCTGAGAGACACCCAGATACACGTGCGCTAAGTTTGCAGAAGAAGATCCAGAACCATGCTCTACATGTATGCACTGGGACAAGATAACGTCGCCCATATCTTTAGGAAAAAGTATAAAGAAAGCACCTGCATCTAAAGACATACCGTTGTACCCAGAACCATATTTTCGAGGGGCAAATGGAGGTGTTTACTTACGTTTTAAAGACAAAGACAATAATGAAGAAGACAAATTAATATACCAAAACGATCTATATGTTATAAAACGTATAATGGATGTGGAGATGGGTGAAGCTATAGTTATGCGTTTACACCTACCCAGAGATGGAGTGAGAGAGTTTACAGTGCCTTTGACCTCTGTGACATCTAGAGAAGAGTTAAGAAAAAACTTATCTATGCAAGGCATAGCTGTACCAAAAATGGATGATATCATGGCATACACAACTACATGGGTAACACAACTTCAAGCAAAGGGAGCCGCAGACCAAGCAAGAAGACAGTTTGGCTGGACGGACGACGAACATACGGGGTTTGTGGTTGGCAACCAAGAAATACACGCTAAAGAAACAAGGTTTAATCCTCCTTCCACACCAACAGCAGGTTTGTTTTCATACTTTGAACCTAAAGGTACTTTAGAAGAATGGAAGGACATAATGAACTTCTACAACGTAGATAACTTTGAGTTACATCAGTTCATAGTAGGAACATCTTTTGGGTCTCCGTTGATGAGTTTTTTACCTATAAAATGTGCTTGTTTTCACACGCACAGTAAGGAGTCAGGTTTGGGTAAGACAACTGCTATGATCGCAGGGATGTCTGCATGGGGAGATCCTGATGAGCTTATTCTAGATAAAGAGGATACGTATAACACCAAGATGAATAGAGGTGAGATATACCACAACTTACCGTTGTATATGGATGAGCTTACTAACATGAAAAGCATGGAACTTTCTAATCTAGCATATCAGCTAACGGGTGGTAGACAGCGTGGACGTATGTCAGCAAGCAGTAACGTTGAAAGGGCTAGAGGTAAGGTATGGAAACTTCTTTCAGTAACCACAGGTAACACAAGTGTGGTGGAAATGATAGGTATGGCAAAGTCTATGCCAAAAGCAGAAGCACAGCGTATACTGGAGCATAAAGCCACAAAACAGAACTACTATACAAAGGCTGAGACAGACGAGTTCACCTCACGATTGTCACAGAACTATGGTCATGCAGGGAAAGTATATATAAAGTACGTTCTAAACAATTTAGACGAGGTTAAAAAACTTCTTAATCAGATACAACGAAGGGTGGACGAAAAGGCAGGACTTACAGCAGAGAATAGATTTTGGTCTGTGTTAGTGGCTTGCACGATGACAGGTTTGGTCATAGCTAAACATTTAGATTTAATTAAGTATGACACCAAAAAAATATTTGATTGGGCTATAAAGTGTTTGAAAGAAAACAAACGACAAGTAGAGGATATGAGTATATCGGCAGAGGAGACGTTGAATGATTATATACACGAACACTGGAGCAACGTACTGTGGATAAAAAGCACAGATGATCTGCGTAAACAAGAGGGAGATGTAGCAAGTCTTGTCATACCTGAAGCCTTACCAAGAGGTAAACTTGTAGCCCGATACGAGACAGATTTGAAACGTGCGTACCTTGTGCCAAAGCCTTTGAAGTCGTGGTGTGGACAGCATCAGATAAACTACAATGCTTTTATAGGCGATCTAAAACAAAAACTGAACGCTAAAAGAATGAAGATACGGCTTAGTAAAGGCACACATATGAACTTACCTCCAACGGACGTGATAGCTGTAGACTGTTTAATAGAAGATGAAGCTAAGACAGGGAATACTGAAGACTGATGATTTGAACCCTGATGGGGTGCGAATAATAGTAAAATGGGATAATATGGTAACAAGTTCCTCTGTATTTATCCCATGTGTCAACACTCAAAAGGCTATACAACAAGTAAAAACTATAGCAAAAACAAAGGGTTGGGACGTAAAAGCGTATGTGCGTGTAGAGAATAATAAATTAGGTGTTCGCATTTGGAGGATTTTGTGATAAATGTAGGGTGACAGGTTATGCTTGTCACTCTCTTTCTCTTATGTGACCATCTTCGGGTGGTCACTCTTTTTACCCAAAACCAAACAATCTATCAAAGTCGTAATCAGGGTCCCACTCATCTTCAAGTAGCATGATGTATGCTCTGTTCTGCTTAGATATGTTTATACCGTTGTTCACCATTATGTTCTTCGAAGTTTCTTTATGACTTTGCATAGATCTATACACACTATCCGCTGTTATAGCTGCAAAAGGGTGCTTTTCATTAAAATCCATCAACTCTTGAAACGCATCGTCATACATAGGCACATCGCCAGTTCTGAGTCCCGTGTATAGTTTCTTTAGTATATTACTTCTCTTAGTATTTAATGCGTTGTCTAGACCCTTCTTATAGGCGTTTCTTTCCATTTTTCGTATATATTCTGCAGGGGCAAACCCTAATGTAAGTCCAAAAAGCTCCCCACGACTAGGATCACCGTATATTTCATCGCCACGACGTGACATGTAACCGTCTCGTGATATTCTACCAAAAGCTCCCTTCCAGACATTGGACACCGCAGGGGGTAGTAGGCTTTCAAATCCACGCTCTAGATCTCCGTTTAGCACATCTGCAGAGCCTCTATATAGCCTGTCCATAGTGGATAGGGCAGGACCACCTGCGTAGAACAAGACGTTCTCTTCCCAAGTAGCATCTCTGTTGTATCTATTTTGTTGTATTAATAAACCTGTTAGACGGACACGAGAAGCTACGTCTACACCTGTTAATAAGTTAGCAACTCCCTTATACCATTCTTCTCCGACTGTTTTTCGTACAATCGTATCTGCGTCGTCCTCATCGTCATCCAGAAACATGTTTGCTATCATACTTATAGCTCCGTACAGAGGCAGTCCGTACACACCTGCAAACGCTAACGCAGATAGATGAAATCCCACGACTTGCTTAAAAGCTATTGCTCGTTCCTCATTTGTCAGAGTTTTATCAGTCCTAAGAAGTTCACGTGCAGACATAAGCATAGAGGAATACATACGTAGACCATAACCCTTATACATAAAAGCTACACGAGGCCAACTTTCTCTTGATATCTTTGCACCTGTTTCTAACGTGGCTCCACCGTTAACCTCTTGTGTTTCACGTAAGGCTGTATCTGTTGCTGCAGCAAGCTGTTCTGGAGAAGCTTGTTTAACAACTGCCGATAACTCTTTTATATTGTTTTTTGGGTCAACTGCTTTTCGTATCGCTAGTTCATAACTAGCTAATAGTAATGTTTGCCTGTTTATTTTTTCTGCAAGGTTAAACATATACGCAGATGCCCCCACAACCTTGTCAGGTATACTTGTCTCTCGCCCTGACTCTCCTAATCCTAGAGCATCCATTATCCAGTTTTTTGTAAGTTGTCCTCGTCCGTCCGCTTCTTGCAGCAATGGTAAATATGCCTCCAGTGCCTGTATCTCTTTAGGGTTCATATCTTGTTTAAACGCCACACCTTGTCTAAAATTTTTATCAATCGTGTATGTATCTTTACCAGTGTTTGGATCACGTGAGACGGTGACGTAGCTCATCAAATCTAAATCTAGACCCTTTCGTGAGTTTGCTGTTATCCGCCCTGCTTTCATTATAGCCCCAAACGCATTATTATAGCCGTACCTAGCCCCAAGCATTGGGTAAGCAAACAGAGGTATCTGAGATAGGTTAACAATAGCAGACGAAGCGTTTATTCCTATGGTATACAAAAAAGCCCCTTGGTTTAAATTCTTAAACACAGGCTCCATGTTTTTATTAGCTGCCCCTTCTAGTGCAAAGTTCATACGATCTTTCACATCCTTTATTACTCTATCTAAAGATGGCATCTGGTCTACGACTCCAAAGAGATTCCGTAAATTTTTCTCCGCTTTTTGTCTATTCGCTGGTATGGCGTAGAACTCTTTTCTGAGAGCATCTAACTCTCCTGATAACGCTCTCAGTTCTTTCCCTACAGATAACCGTGCGGCCTGTCGTCCCAGCGTAAAACCTTTTTCTTTAAATGCAGCGAGTGAATCAGGGTTAAATCCCTCTCTGTTCTGCCGTTTGCTTATGGATTTGGCTAGAGATGTCTCTGGCAGAGTTGTTAGAAACAGTTTTACTACTTCTTTTTTAAAAGCATCACGTTCTTTCTTATTGGTTATACCCTTATCCAGAGTTTCCAGTATGTTATTTACAAACCCTGTAGGAGGTTTCTGTATAAAATCACCTACCATGTCACCAGACTTTTTAAATTCAACTGAGTCTGAGTCTATGGTGGGGTCAGCTCTAAGGTCTTCTGACAATCTTTTTGCCGCGCTTTCTGTCTTCACTGCAACCACCACAAGATTGTCATCAGGTTTCTGTGGGTCAAGTCTACTAAACCTTATTAGATAGTCCCCTTCTCTGACTAACGGAAAGTATACATTTAAAGTTTTCTCGTTAAATATTTTATCAAACACGTCTTTCTTTAACGCTTTTGCTTCTGGTGAGTTTGCCCCTAGATTTTCATCAACCTGTTTATTTATTACTCGCTGCACATCCTTGAACTCATTTTTGTAATGATCGCGCATGGCTCTGAATACTCTTCTTCCAGGCGCACCTAGATTTTTCCACTTGTTTTTATTGTCTTTCCATACTTGAACTAAAGTTTTAGTCTTACCATTTGTTAGTTCTACATTTATATCATTGCCTTGGTCATCTTTGTAATCAGATTCCACGCCACCGTCAGGGTCAACTTGGTGTATTGTAGCTCCGTAATCTAAATTATATATTATGTCGTCAAGCAGATCTCTTTGCTGTTTGTCTTTAAAAAATGGTTTTATCTGTTGAAATACTTCATCAAACCGCCTGCCTGCTTTTTCTGTTTCACCTCTAAGTGTTTGCACTGTTCTGTTAATCTTTCTAAAAGTGCCTGTCTTATCTTCACCCATGCCCTTTCGTACAACAGCCTCTCCTATCTCTGTAGCTGTAACCAAGTCCCCCAGACTGAGTAGTATATCTTTTGCTATGCCTGAAAATCCTGGGTCTCCTAAAGCCTCATTCACATCATCTAAAAATTTTTCTTTATCTTTATCTCCCATATAGGTCTTGGTTTTTTCTTTCTTCCCAAGGTTAGAGAGTATCTTAGATATAGATTCTGGCCCCATGCCAAGTTTACCTGCGTCTCTGTACTCAGGTGCAGGGGCTAACAAACTCTCCACTATGTCACTTGTTATGGTGGCAGCGTCTATATTCTTTTGTGGCAAGCCTACGAGTCGTCTTATAAAGTTGCCGATACTGTTAGCAAGACGTTGCAGAGCTGTTATCTTCTCTCCTTTTATATTTAGTTTAGATAACTTCTGTTGAAATTGTGGATTAGTAAAAGCTTCTGCTACAAACTCGTCTAAGCTTTCTGTCCCAAAATACGTATCTAATTTATCTTTTACGTTGTCGTATATAAATTGTATCTGCTTAGTCAAAGGGTTAGACGGGTTTGCAATCGCTGCGGATGTTTGGGCATGTGTCATCTCATGTAGTAACACGTGAGGAGTCATACCTCGTTCTGCATCTAATTCTATGGTGTTAGTTTGTGGATCAAAAGCTCCAGCTCGTCTCCTCCCATCCACCATTATTTGAGGAGATAATACTACCTTTGTATCCTTCACATTTTCAGCTAACTTTTTAGATATCTTTTGAACCACACTATTGTCAGAGGTTGTAGATAAGTCCTCCAAGGCTTCTTGCAACTTGCCCTCTTCTATTAGATTCTTTGTGCTATCCATCAAAGGCACGTCCATATCTATAACAGCCTCAATATCCAAAGCCTTTTTCTTCATACCTTTTTTTACTAAGATAGCGTGAAGAGCCTCTGCTCTTTCTCTTTGTTTCTTTAATTCGTCACGTTGCAAGAGACGCACGTCCCCACGTTGCGCACTCATTATAAACCTATTTAGGTCTAGACCATCCATCTCCAACGCAGGGAGGGACACAGGTTGCAGCCCCGTGCCTTCTTTTGCTGCTCTTTCTGCAGCTTCTTTTATATCTTTTGCTTCTAACTCTTCTTGTGTAGCCTTCTCCTGCGCTTCTCTAGCCTGCACTTTTGTGGCTTCAGTTAGTTCCGCTTGTTTCTTTGTTCTTAACTTACCTAGTTGTCCTCTAGTGCCTACAGCTTTATCTTGACCATAATAAGCCACCCTGTTCCTAAACCAATTTTGCCCTTGAGGAGAAAGGTTATTGGTTACCCAGTTAGATACCATAGTGGCAGCTTCTAAACCTGAGTTGTTTACCGTTTTAAACTTTCCGTCTGGCTTTTTAACTTTTATCTTATCGCCTTGAAAGTATACTCGTGAAGGGTCTACCTCTTTTATTGCGCCCTTCTTTACTATAGGTTTACCTTCTTCATCTAGTTTTGGTTTTAACTTTCCTGTTTCTTTGTCAACAACCATCTGAGGTTTGTCTACTTTTTCCTCAAACGTTTTTACTCTATCTTTTTCAGGTTGAGTTAGTATGTAAGCAGCCTCATCCAGTGCATCTTCCACCACAGGGTCTTTACTTAATGTTTGTGCTACAAAAAATTCGGTATCAAACTTGTCTTTTAAAACGTCTTCTTTTGTGGGGCGTTCAGGTCTAGCTTCAATCAGTTCTAGTATTTTATTTTTATCTTTGAGAGGTAAGTTAGGAGCGTCATACT